AGCAGCAGATGCTCCATCAAATACACAAAGGTCTGAACCGAAAGATAATGTAGCGTCAAAGATAGGTACGTTTACTTTAGCTTTAACACCGTCAACAAGGCGAAAACGGTTTAATACCGCTGCCGATTTTACCATAGTGTCAATGAACAAGTCTGGACGACGGTCACCGTATGGCAAGTTTGATATTACTATACTCATTTTATTTTAATTTAAGAGGATTCGTTTAATTAATTTACAATAATTACTTGCGGTTAAAGAAGTTATTAATCATATCTACCTTTTCGGGTGTGATACCATTAAAAACTACTGTCTTGTCTTCTACTGTTTCAGCAACTTCTTCAGCCTTTTGTTCAGCAGCAAATTGCTCCTCAACTTCTGCATCAGTAGCAGAGAACTCTTCCTGAAGGTTTTCCTCAACTACTTCTTCAGTAGCTTCGTACTTGTCTTCCTTCATTTCTTCTTTCTCTTCCTCCTCTTGGTGTTCAGGAGTATGAGCCATTTCCTCATCTTCTTCTACAGTAGCGTTCTCTTCTTGAGAAGCACCCATAGACGCGATGTGCTTTTGAATCATTTCAACGGCTGACTTTAAATCGTCTACACCAGCGAACTTATCTTCAAAAGATGTCATAGCTTCCAAGAGCGAGTTGTTCTCGTTCTCTAAAGCTTCAATTCTTGCTTCGTACTTGTTAGTCATCGTCTCAAATTGAGCCTCCAACTTACCAAGTTCTTTGCCAAAACTAAATTCGTTCATTTGTTCTTCGTTATTAATTGTTGGTTTAATATCTGCCTTAATCTCAATAGAGAAACCATTAATCTCTCCATTCTCAATTGCAGTAAATAATTCGTCAGACTCAATCTTTGCCTTCACGAATACGGTTCCGTTTGGTAGGTTATAACCATAGTCTTTAGATTTATCGTTATCACTCTCTTTGGTCCAAACTTCAAGCATCACTACATCGTCAGTATCGTTCTGATGGTTAATGCCAAATGCGTTAAATAACCCTTCCTTGGAATACTTGTACATAATCTCTTGGATTGTCTCCGCAGTGAAGCGTACATAATAGTATCCCATTTCTGGTGAGAAGCGTAGGATTTCCTTATTAGGAATCATAATAGGTCCTACAACCTCTTTCTTCTTTTCATCAGCAAACATCTGTACCTTCTCAACTTCGTTGAAGTGAATGAAGTCTTCCTCAATAGCGGGCTTATCTACAAGAGAAATCTTGTACATCCCTTGAGCGATGTCTTCTAATGATATATCAAATAATGGTAATTTATCCATTCTTTAGTTTTTTAGGGAAGGATTTAATCCAATTAATCCTTTTTCTTATTAGTGGGAACATCCTTGACTTTACGGTCACCCCACGGGAGGTCAGCCACATCTGCACTTGCCTTAACTGTTCCTTTTCGTATAGACTCAGCTTTTCTAATTGCCCAGTTAACACCGCTTGTTCCTCCCCAACCGAGCCAAGCAACATAGCCTCTATCTTTCCAAGGCGTGTCCTTATACTTAGGGTCAATCGCAGCATTCTTTCTATGGCGATTAAACGCAGCCATTCTTGCAATAGTCTCATACGATAGTTTTCTTTTTGATGCTAATTGGTTTGCACGAGTCCATCCCACCGAAGTCATTCCCTTAACTTCATCTCCATACTTCTTCTTCCACTCAAGAACTTTCTTGGCGTTGTTAGTAGCAGATTGTGGGTAGTCGTTGTATGTAGCCATCAAATTAATTTACAATTATTGAAGTAGTGCTGTTATAGTCAGGTACGCGTAATCACCAAGCACTTCTCCTTTTGCACTTTTCACAAGTATATCAGACTGATTTATTCTTGAAGCACTTAAAGTCTTGAAGAAAAAGTCTAAAGACGAAAGCTCAGATGTTGGGACCACCATATCAAATTCTATGGTAGGACTGTTTGAGTATCTTATCTTCTCGTTGTCAGAATAAAAGCTGTAATAGTCTGTTGTGTTGCCACTCTCATCTTCTGCAAGTAGATTCCACCCTTGAGTATTGTAGTGGAACAATCTCCCGTTAAAAGGCATTCCTGCAAAGTTTTTATATATTCTTTGAGTAACGGTTTTTATAGCAGGTCTTGATTTATTATTTACTACAAATGGCTTTTTAATCCAAGTATTATAAAGAGGCTTATCCACATAAGCGAATCGCAATCCTATTTCTTGATGCTTTGTAAACAAGTTTGGCGTGAGAGCCATTTCAGAAGAGGATATAATTCCACTCTCTAAGTTTTGGTTTTCATTATCAATAATAAAATCTCCCGCTACAGAGTTGTAATATATAGCCGACTTTAGGTCTACAACTAAATCAGAAATTCCATCAGTGTTTATTTCTTGAGTAGTGCTACCTATTGTTACCCCATCGCTATTTTCATCATCGTAATATAAGCCGTAATCTTTATTTTTTATAGTTAAATTTTTAATTCTATCACTACCGAGATATACTTTGACAGATTTTAAATCATCAACTAAGTCGTTTATAGATTGGTTCCCATCCCTCACTAAGTGTAACGGGTCTATCCTAAGTATATTCTGAGTACCTGATTTCTCGTAGTATATTCCACAATTAAACCTTTTACATATGGCTACTAAAACTTCGTATGGAGTTAGGGTTGCTGTGTTTTCTAATGACTCTTTAATATTATAAACATCATCAATAAAATATGGGTTAAAGTTAGCGTTAGCCACAAACTTTATATTTAACTGACCGTAATTATCAGCTCTTGTTATAGCTTTTTTAATTCCATCTGTACCATATATTGTATCAGCTACACTCGTTACATCATAGTGAGTTCCGTGTAGACCTGTCGCTGTTGATACAGAAGCCTTTATATCTCCGTCTATAGGCTCTATAAAGTAGTTTATACCATATCTGCTCTCACCGCTAATTTCTATGGTTTCTTCGGGTAGATATAAATCAATGCCAAGGTCATCTAAGTTCCACTGAAGCATATCCCTAACATCTGTTCCTACAGTGTTAGCATCAAAAATAACATAGTTAGAAAATGTAAATCTAAATATTCCAAAATTTCCATTAAAACTATAGTCTGAATTCTTGTAGTAGTTATGGTCTGCTGAACCCGTATGGTCTGTTTTGTTTGAAAAACCTTCTACAGCAGTTGCATCTGATATATCAAGAACTATTGGATTACCAGTTGGGCCATCTGCATCCTGCAATCTGATTTTCTTAACCATCTCACCATTTTCGTACACACCAATAAACACACCGAAGGTCATTGTTGATTCTGGGTCTTGGGGAACTATTTGATAAACCATTCCATCCTCTCCCAATACTGGAATCTCACAATTTATAATGGGTACATCTGCAAAGGCATTGCCCGAACTATATAGTATATCGGCACTATAAGACATATGAGGAGAAAAGTAACCTCTCTCGCTGCCAAAGTTTTCGTCTTGAGTTGGATACGCACTATTCGTAACGTCTAATCCAAAATCAGTTTGACTCGTTAAAGGGAATGGATTATCTGGATTTTCTGGATTCGCTTCAAACGGTCCAAAGTTTCCAAAGGTTTCCATATTCCAGAAGTAGTTGCTGATAAATAACTTGCGATTATCGTCTTCATCAACTTCACTCAAAAGGCTTTGATTTGTTCCTGTCCAAAAAGGTGCTTGCCTTAAACTAAATTCTCTTGTGTTTGTATCTCTATCGGCTTCAAGCTTACAAGGTATAAGCATATGTAATTTCTCAGCCTCAAAGTCGGGTATCGCCTCAGCATAATTAAGAGCAAAAAGTTTGCTGTCAATGCGGGTATCAAAACCTTGTGAGGTTAACCAATAACCTAATGTAGTCAAGAAGTTCTTTACAGAGAAAGCAGGTACTATACCCGCTCTATCCATTCCTGTTCCGTATTCTGTAAACTGCCTTGCTGCGTAACCAAACTTTCCCTTTACATCATTACAGAAGTCTATATATGGAAATATAATTGGTCGGTCTGTAGGGTTTTGATTAAGTACACCTGCTTCACCAGGATTTGTAGGAGCGGAAGCGGGTTGAAAAAATCTTAAGAACGAATGGTCTGCATTAAAATATGTTCCGTATGAGGTTGTGTCTGCTTCGTACACCTCTGCTATTGTAGAATCCTTTAAATCGCTAATGTATTTACTTACGTAATCGTTGAGATTGACATCAATATAAGGTTCGTCAGATAAATATTCAAAAGCTTTTACTGTTAGAACACCCTCTATAGCAACACCAAGAGGAGGTCCGTATATAGTTATCTTAAAAAAGAAATCCTCCTTTGGAAATAAATCTTTTAAATCAGTGCTTGGATTGTAGTTAAATCTTGACTGGCTCATATTCAACTCAGTCATAGGTATCTTCATATCGCTTGAAAAGGGAAGCCTTATCTTGCTCACATCAAGAGTATCATAAAAATCTACATCATACTCTAATTGAGAATCGGGGAACAAATCAACTTCAAAAAATGATGTGTTGTTCCTGCTAATTTCTAACTTTAAAACCATATACTAACGTGTGGCGATATTAAACTCTAATGAAGACTTAAACTTATTATTCAAAGCTACAAA